ACCACACGAATACCTACCTCTTAGGGGTATTCAGGTAAAAACTATGCAATTTTACGATATTCGTAGTTATCGAGACGCAAATGGAGAACTTAGCAAACAGGAGTATATTTATCCGTCAGGGGGTAAGAAAATCCGCGTAATGCCGAAGACATTCTCTGCTTCTGGTTTGTCACAAGACGAGCTGTTCGGTATGAACCTGTTCCCTGCAGGGTCAGCTAGCATCGTAACCATCACTGAGGGCGAGTTAGACGCTCTCTCAGCGCACCAAATGCTTAACGTGAGGGGGACTAACCCTGTGGTGTCTTTACCCTCTGCTACACCCTCTAAGAGGCTCTGGGAGAAGTGTAAACCGTGGTTAGATAGCTTCGATAAGATTGTTCTCAGTGTAGATAGTGATGCTGCGGGTAACGCCATCGCACAAAAGATATTCAACATGTTCCCGAACAAGACTTACCGTGTCCCACATGACAAATACAAGGACGCTAATGAGTTCCTTCAGGACAATGCAGGTAAAGACTTCACCAATGCGTGGTGGAATGCAAAGAAATATACACCAGAGAATATCCTAAACACCTCAGACCAGTTTGTAGAACTCTTCAGAGAGGCTCCGAACTATGCTTATGTACCTACAGGCATCGAAGCTCTCGATGATAAGATCATGGGACTGATGCAAGGTCACTTCACTGTGATCAAAGCACCGACTGGTATCGGTAAGACAGAGATCATGCGCTACTTAGAGTACAACATGATAAAGAAGGAAGTCCCATTTGCCTCATGGCATCTAGAGGAAACTAAACTGCGTAGTTTACTTGGGCTAGTCTCCTACGAGCTAAATCAGAACCTGACACGCCGTGATATCATCGAGGCTTTAGGTGTACACGACATCGTAGAGGATGCGATCCGTAAGATCACCAAGGGCGAGAAGTTCTACCAGTTCTACATGCCTGATGGCACTAACACGGACGACTTCATTGACCAGATTAGGTATTTGGCTAGTGGGTGTGACTGTAAGTATGTGTTCTTTGAACCGATCCAAGATGCTGTAGTTGGCATCAGTGAGGAGAGTAAGGAACAACAGCTTGCTGACCTCTCTGTGAGGCTCTCTAAGCTAGCTGCAGAGCTTAACATTGGTATTGTTACCATCGCACACACTAACGAGAATGGTGACCCTAAGTACTGTCGTATGATCGGACAACGTGCTTCTGTGATTATCGACTTGAGCCGTGATAAGCTTGCTGAAGATGACACCGACCGTAACACCACTTACTTGCGTGTCGAGAAGAACCGTCCGTGTTCAGAAGAAGGCCCTGCAGGAACTATGCTGTTTGATCCTCAGAGCTTCACATTGCAGGAGACGCATACATGAAGGAAGCTTTTATTGGCCAACAGATGCTTTGGTTTGAAGCATTGCAGTGTACACTTGGCAGAAGAGGACCTCTGCCTAACACTCCTATGCTTACAAAGGCTCAACACAGGGATCAACGTGTAGAAAACTTAAAGGTCTTGTATTCTATGTATGGAGATGTTACACCCGAGTTGTTAGACGTTTGTATGGCTGAAGCACAATCGGCTACATGGAAGAATAAGTACTTAAGAACTTGGAAGGAGATGTTAGATGAAGGTTTTGGTGGCGTGTGAGTTCTCTGGCACAGTCAGAGACGCATTCATAAAGAAAGGTCATGACGCTATGTCGTGTGATATTCTAGAAGGAGAGGGCGATGGTCCGCATTATCAAGGGGATATTACTGAAGTATTATTCGAGGATTGGGATCTGGTCATCGCTCACCCTCCTTGCACTTATCTGGCTAATTCTGGTGTCAGTTGGTTGCACCGTGACGAGTCAAGATGGGCTAAGCTCGACGATGCTGCAGCCTTCTTCAACATGTTTCTTGACCTCCAAGTTCCCAAGCTTTGTGTAGAGAACCCAATCATGCACAAGTATGCTAAGGATCGTATCGGTGGGAGACAACAGTCTCAAGTCGTACAGCCTTGGATGTTCGGCCACAAGGAGTCAAAGGCCACTTGTTTGTGGTTACGTGGGTTGCCTAATCTAGTACCCACCAATGATGTAAAGAAAGAAATGATGGAGCTTAGTGATGGAGAAAGACAAAGACTACACTGGTTGCCACCCTCGAAAGACAGATGGCGTATCCGTAGTAAAACCTACCAAGGGATCGCAGACGCGATGGCAGAGCAGTGGGGGTAAGTGTGTCTCGTGTGGTAATCCCAGTAAAGATCATTTCTGTGAGTTCTGTTTAAACGAGGAGTAACTATGATATTTGATATTGAAACAGATGGGTTCGATCCTACCAAGATACACGTTATGTCTTGGAAGAATGAAGTGAACCAAGATGGTAGTTGTACGTTAGAGAGTACTGACGACTACGACCGTATGCGTGGGATACTGATGTCTGTAGACACGTTAATCGGACACAATATAATCCGCTATGATTTACCTGTCGTACAGAAGATACTAGGGTTCCGTCCTGCAAAGCATCAGAAGGTTATAGATACATTACCCCTATCATGGTACCTAAATCATGATCGTGGTAAGCATAGCCTTGAGAGCTATGGGGACGACTACGGTGTACCAAAGCCAATCATCGAGGATTGGGATAGCTTGACATACGAAGAATATCGTCACCGTTGTGAAGAGGACGTAAAGATCAATGACCGTCTATGGCGTGAGTTGAGCTACAAGCTTGGTCGTCTGTACAAGGACACCGAGGGTCGTGATAAGTGTGTACGATATTTAATGTTCAAGATGGAGTGTGCATACGAGCAGGAATCACTTGGTTGGCGTATAGACATAGACAAAGCTCGTACTCACTTGCAGCAGCTAGAAGAACTAAAGGCCGATAAGGTAGAGCAGTTGAAGAACTCTATGCCTCAACAGGTCGTCTGGGGTGATCGTAAGCGTCCTGCACAGTGGGAAAAGAAGGACGGTAGCTTGACTTCTCGTGCACATGATTGGATGGCATTGATGGATGAGATGTGTTTACCTTACAGTACTGAGAATATTAAGGTAGAGCTACGCCGTGTGGATGCTAACCCTAACTCTATCACACAGGTTAAAGACTGGTTGTATGGTTTAGGTTGGCAACCACAGACATTCGAGTATCATCGTGATAAAGTCACAGGTGATGAACGCCGTGTAGAACAGATCAGGAAGGACGGAGAACTCTGTGAGTCAGTATTAGACTTACGTGACCGTGACCCTGCTGTAGAGGTTCTAGAGGGTTTGACTATCATCAACCACCGTCTAGGTATCTTCAAATCTTTTGTAGACAGTGAAAGGAATGGGTATGTCAAAGCAACTATCGCAGGGTTTACTAACACACTGCGCTTCCGTCATGCTCGACCCTTGGTCAATCTTCCTGCAGTGGACAAACCTTGGGGAGCAGAGATACGTGGATGCCTTATTGCTCCTGATGGATATGTATTGTGTGGTGCAGATATGGTATCGTTGGAAGACACAACCAAGCGTCACTATATGAAGCCACATGATCCTGACTATGTTGACGAGATGTCACGCGATGGGTTTGATCCTCATCTCGACTTGGCACGTCACGCAGGTAAGATCACACAGGTTGACATTGACAAGCACAACTCAGGTGAGGTTAGCCTCAAGGCTCTACGCAAGAAGTACAAGGTTGTTAACTACTCAGCCACGTATGGTGTAGGTTCAACCAAGTTGTCTCGTACAATGAACATCCCTCAGTCTGAGGCACAGAGTATGCTTGAGGCATTCTGGGATCGTAACTGGGCTATCCAGACTACTGCAGGTAACTGTAAGGTACGTGAGGTTAACGGTAGCACATGGCTACTAAATCCAGTCTCAGGTATCTACCACTCTCTGCGTTATGAGAAGGATCGCTTCAGTACCCTTAACCAGTCTACAGGTGTCTACTGTTTTGACACATGGGTAGCAGGTTGCAGAAGTCGCGGAATTGTTACCATCGGTCAGTTCCATGACGAGATCATTGCGCTTGTGAAGGAAGGAGAAGAGCAACGCATTGAACACATTATGAAAATCTCTATCGAGAAAACCAACGAGCGTGTACAGCTCAATGTGCCTCTCGATATAGATTACAGTTTCGGTAAAAATTATTCCGAAATACACTAATGTCGCACTTGACATTACAAACCAGGTTACTATATGGTAACGACATCTTAGTAAAGGAGATAATAAGATGGCTAAACGTAAGTCGAAGACAATCGTAATGGACGGTTACGTTAAATGGGCGCGTCTAACGGCGGATGATATGGACACGAAGTTTGACCCTCGTGGGAAATATACCGCAGAGTTCTACCCCGAAACCCACGAAGAGTTAGACAAGTTGCTTTCCGAAGCAGAGCTACGTGGGAAAAAGTTGGCCGTGAAAGACCCTCACGATGGTGAAGGGTATGGTATCGGTCAGTTTGTAAAAGTCTCACGTAACAACGTGAACAACACCGTAGAAGAACTAGGTGGTCCACCCGAAATAGTTAAAATGGACGGCGACGAGCAGGTCGGTGTCTGGGATTTCTCTGAGGATGGTCTAGTTGGTAATGGCTCTAAAGTCCGTATCAAGTTAGATTTCTATGGCGAAGGAACTTATGCAGGTACACGCCTGTCTAAGATTGGGGTGATTGATCACGTCCCATATGAAAAGACCCAGAATGCCTCTGGGTTTTAATAACTGGCCCCCTTCGGGGGGCTTCCACCACGAGGGAAATCATGTCGAAAGTAAAGATAGAAATCAGCGAGAAAGACTATCTTGACCATGAGCGTTCTATGACGTTTGTGCAAGAAGTTCGCACCTCTGAAGACTTCGAGTATGCATGTACAAAAGCAGGTATTGCTTGGGGATTCGATGATGTGTTTGCTGACTATGACATAATAAAGATGGTAAGAGATGATCTTAATTGATGGTGACATAATAGCCTATCGTTGCGCCTTTGCAACTAAGGATAAAGGTACAGAGGACGCTATAGAGGCGACTGATGATATGCTAGACTATGTCATATCTGAAGGCTCTTTCCATACAGGAAACAGGCAGTATAAACTGTTCTTGACTGGTAAGAACAACTTCCGTCACGAGATAGCAAAGACTGCGGAGTACAAGGGTAACCGTAAGAGTGTCGAGAAGCCTCTACACTTGAACGCTATCCGAGATCATATGGTCCACCAGTGGAAAGCCATCATATCTGATGGAGAAGAAGCTGACGACCTGATCGCAAAAGGTGCTACGGAGTATGGTCGTAAGTGTGTTGTAGCTTCTGCAGATAAAGATATGCTGCAACTAGCAGGAGCACACTTTAACTTTAACAAAGGGGAGTGGAAGTTCGTGGACGAGTTTGAAGGACTTACCTTCTTCTACTCTCAGATTCTAACAGGAGACAACGCAGACAACATCATTGGCTTGTACAACATTGGGCCAAAGAAAGCTGAGAAAATCCTGAAAGGAGCAGAGACTGAAGAAGACCTTTGGAAGAAAACCTTAGAAGCCTATGATGGTGACGTTGATCGAGTGATTGAGAATGCTCGCCTACTGTGGCTTCGTAGACATGATGGTGAAATATGGGAACCGCCAGAACAGCGAAAGCAAAAGGAAGAACTGGGCAGCAGGAAGTTAGAGACAAACTCCTGAAGGCTTTCCCTGACCTTCATCCTGATGACGTTAAGTCACAGATCATGGGGGTCAATGGGGAAGACATTGTTCTCTCACCTCATGCTAGACAATCTATCCCACTGTCCATCGAAGTTAAGAGACGTAAGACTTTTACTGGACTTTATAACTTCATGGATCAAGCAGTGCAGGATGGGCAACATGAGCCAGTAGTGTTCTTAAGGGGCGACAGAAAAGATTGGTTAGTCGTCTGTAATGCTGACCACTACATAAACCTACTGAAAGGAACAAAATGAAAGTTCATTGGGTTTACAAAAACGAAGTAGTTGACTGTGATACTTATTGGGCAGTCTTAAGTTTGTACGAAACAGAAGAAGGTTATACAAAAGGGTGGCTATGCCACGAGGACGAAGAGGGGATTAGTATGCTAGTCAATCACTTCTCAAAGTCGATAGAACCTTTGGAGGTCTAAAATGTACCTGACAAACACCCGACCGAAAACAGTTGTAGTATTCTCCTGTGCTCATGCTGACCCTGATTGTAGTAACGAAAGGTTCAGTTGGCTAGGGCAGTTTATCTACGATGTGTGTCCCGACTACGTGATAGACCTTGGGGATGGAGCTGACATGCGTTCTCTTAACACGTATGACACTCGTTACCCTGAGGCTATCGTTTCACAAAGCTATGAAGCAGACATCAAGTCTTACAATGATGCTAT